AACACCGAAGTGGCGGGGGGAGAGCGGAACGACGACGCTGAGTAACTGACGCAACGAGCGCGGTGCGGTAGCCCACTGGGAGCAGTCCGGTTCGACTCCGGGCGTGGGCGTGCGAATGAGCACGACAATCCAAGTCTCAGACGAGGTAAAGCGAGAACTGGACAAGCGCAAGCTGGACAGCGAGAGCTACTCAGAGGCTGTCGCGCGCCCCCTCGACGACAACGGCGTACTGTGGAGAGTGGAGGAAGTGCGAGATGTGGCGAGAGAGGAAGCGCGTGAGGTGCTGATGGAGGCGCGACGATGAACAATCGCGTGCTCACACGGACAGGGTGCTTACTCCTCGTGGGTGTCGGTCTGGCTATCGTCGCGGGGGTGATCGTGCTGTGAGCCTTAACGACGTGTTCCGCGAGTTGACAGAGGCAGCGAAGCACGCAGAGACTGCCAGAGAGCTCGCAGAGGACGCATCGTTCCTAGAGTCTGAGATTGACATGGCTGTCGAATCGACACGCCAAGCGCGTGAGTGGGTGGCGGAGGAGATCGACGATGAGTGAGGGGAGAGAATCAAGTTACGCAACGCCACAGACGACTATGGCTGTCGTGTGGCTCGCGTCGGCAGCCATGTTCGCTGTCGCAGTGGAGCATCCTCACCACGCAAGAGAGCTTATCGTGCTCCCAGCGCTAACAGCACAGATCTACGTCAAGTTAACTGGTGGCTTCAACAGGGCTGGTGACTGATATGGGATTTAGACGCACGTACAGCGCCACCGAGACGCACAGTCGAGACTGCCCAGAGTGTGGCGCGACGGTGACGTGGGAGACGCAGAAGAACCGAAAGACGTTCCGCGCGAAGCTCAAGCGCTGCACCGAGTGCGGGAGGGTGTTCCGGTGAGTCAAAATGCCCAGTAAGCGCTGTCCGAACTGCCAACAGAGGGAGGTAGACGCAGATGGGAGGGCTAGATGGGTAGAACAGAGCCGCGAGCAACATCTCTACGTGTGTTCAAACCAGTCTTACAGCGTATACGAGTTTCTGGAGAAGCCTCCAGAGGAGGTATCCGATGTCTGATCTGGCACACGACTGTCCGTGTTGTGGCGGCTGGATCGCAGACGAGCAGGCGTTTGTCGAGTGTGAGCACTGCGGCGCGACGTACGCAGAACGTGCGGCAGAGACGACCTCGAACGACGGAGGGCCATGACCGTGCGCGTGCTTGACGCGTCGTGTGGCGGCCGGTCAATCTGGATTGACAAAGACCACGCCGACGCTGTGTACGCCGACCTTCGACTCCGCGAACCGGGCTTCCACGGACAGCCGGGAAGAACCTATGCCGTGCGGCCAGACGTGCAGTGTGACTACCGCGACTTACCGTTCAAAGACGACAGCTTTGACGCTGCGGTGATTGACCCTCCCCACGCGACGCGCGAAGATGGGATGGACCAGCTTAAAGGATTTGTGGCGAAAAAGTACGGCGCACTTCGGGCAGAAACGTGGCAGTCCGACCTCCGCCAAGCATTCAGAGAACTCTGGCGTGTTGTCCGTCCGGCGGGGTCGGTTGTGCTGAAGTTCAACGACGTGGGTGTGAACTTCGAGAATGTAATCTCACTCGCACCGGAGAAGCCACTCGTCGGCACGACGACGAAAAAGAACAACACCGAGACGCGGTGGTTCCTGTTCGGCGTCACCGAGACTGGCGCGGAGTAACGCCGCGTCACCGGAGTCAAGTGTAAATCAACGTACATGGAGCGAGCGAGTGCATAAGGCTCCAAAAACGTTTTATCGCTGAGGGGCGTCGTGTGAGCCAAGAGCAGTCAGTTGTTCGTGCGTGTCACCAATAGGTGATGCGTGATTTAGTCATATGTCCGCGACGACACCACAACAAACGTGTGACTACTGTGGCACTGCAGAACCAGTCAGTCAACTGGTCCAACCGACACCAAACAACAACTACTGCAGCGAGACGTGCTATCTCCGACACAGAGGAGTGAAGGCGCTGAACCAAGTGCGGCAGGATCACCGGCTGTGTGCCTCCTGCGGGCGACAACTCAAGGAGCTGGACAAGCCCCCCGAGGAGTTCGTCGAGCGCATCAAGCGGACGAACGGCCCGGCGACGGCAGAGGCAATCGTCGGCTTTCAGGACAGGACGCCCGAAGGGGACACGGGAATCAAAGAGTACGAGGGAGAACACGAAGCCAGTCCGCTGTATCGAGAGGGAACGATCTGCGACTGTGGCGTCGTCGACACGCGAGAGGGCGACGATACCCTCCGAGAGAGAGAGTGGCAGAGCGTTCTCGCTAACTTCGTTCAGGTGCTCCGGCTGCTAGAGCGAGAGGGAGCAATTATGGAACGGCTGGACGTACAACTCTTCGCGGCCGTGTTCAAGAAGTCAAGAGAGAAACACGGAACCGGCGACTTGGAGCTCGCGCTCGGCGCTGGACTCTATCGGTGACTATAAGCACTAGCGTGCCAACGCACCACATGGGCGGCAGTTTGCCCGGTTTGCGTACTCGCAGGCCGCCCGGAACAGTTTCGGACGGGTGAGAACTCGATTGCGCTGCCCGCGTCACGGCGCAGGGAAAATCGCCTGCCAAAGAACGTCTGGAGCTTCCAACCGACGACGTGCTGTCAGTCACGTCTCGCTGTCACACGCCCGTCCGCCTGCGAGCCGCTAGCCCAAGAGGGCTATGCTCATGCCCCTACCCAGCCCACTTTCATAATCATGCAAGCCACGACCGACATCGAATGCCAACACGCGAATTGCACCAAGACGCCTGATACCACAGTCACGACTGCAACGGGCCACCAAGCCGACTTGTGTCGTGATCACCGGCGGCAGTTGACTCCGCGCCATGAGTGACACACACCGCAACATTGCAAGCGTTGTTGACACGCTTCAAGACGAGCGAGGTGTCAAGGTTCTTGCAGTCAATTCTGAGTTGACGAACCGCGACATTCAAAACGGCAGGCACGAGTTCCAAATCACTGTCTCTGTCCCTGTCCACAAGCGACTCGACACGGACGACGCCTGAGCGACGCGGTGAGCGATTCTAATGAACAAACTACATGACTGTAGAGGCAAGTGAGCGCGACCCGACAAAGACGTGTAACACGGACGGGTGTAACGCATGGGCCACCAAGCAATCGGATCGGACACGGTGCCGACACTGTGGTGGTGAGTCAACCGGGCCGAAGACGGAGGAGGGCAAGCAAGAGAGCCGGACGAACGCGGTTAAACACGGTCTGCACACCTCAGCAGAAGTGTTCCTGCAAGAGGCCGAGGAACACCACCGCGATACGTACCACGCGTCGTACGAGAGCCTCTGTACACGGTACGAGCGGGCGCACGGGCGAGAGCCGCCGCACTACGCGCAGGTGCAGCTGTCGCAGGTGGCGCTCGGCATGAGCAAGTTGCAGCTATCGGACGAGTACGAGGCGGAGAACGCGATGGACAGCGCCAAGCCACTGACAGAGCGACAAGTCCAGGACGTTGGTGGCGATCCGGTAGAAGTCGAGCGAGTGAGTAAGGTGGAGAACGTGAAGACGGACATCCGACGTGAGAACCGGCTGTTACTGAAGGACATGGGCATCTACGCGAGTCCAGATCAACAGCAAGCCGACACGACGGCGACGATAGCCGACGTGATGCAAGACGAGTTGTCTGAGTAGCACACGACACTACTTAAACAACCGCAGAAACGCGTGGGAGTGTTGCCTGCATAGTGAGTTACCGCCGAGAACCCACGACAGAGAACCATGAGTAACGTGCCGAGCCGCAGACAACGAGAGTACCGTAACTTAGAACGAGCCTGCCGCGAGAACTGGGGTATTAGTGTGCCGACCTACCGGATTATCAAAGCTCTCACAGAATTCGCTAGCGTCGTGCTGATTGGAATCATGTGGGCGCAGGGGTCGCTCTCAGCACGGATTGCAGCGCTCACTATCGGTGGGATTATCTTCGGCGCTGAAGTGTTCGAGACGTTCCTAGAACGACAGGGCGCGACGGAGGACAATGACACTGCTTGAGAGGCTGATTCGCTTCGGGAAGGCGGCCGGCGCGGCGCGGGAGTCGGATACTGACAGAGACGGCTTCCTGAGCTACCACGCCGAGTCGCACGCTGCAGCACTCGGACTGTCCGGCGGCTGGTTCGCGCTCGTGCAAGGTGATCCGGCGCTCTTGAGTATCGTCTACAGTGCTGCGGTGTACGGGAAAGTGACTGGCATGGGCGACAGTCCGAAGCGTCGTCGACTCCTCCGCGACGTAGCAGAGGAGCCGCACTACGCGCTCGTCGGCGTGCTCGTCGGGGGGCTTCTCGGGCTGTTCACGGCCCAGTTCAGCGGCATCGAGACACGGTCGGCGACGGGAGTCGTCGAGGCACTGCCGCTTTAGACTCCATGACGGACGAGTGTTCTGACTGTGGTGGGGAGCTCGGGCCGCACGATCTCCACATCTGCGCGGACTGCGAGTTCGCGGCCGAGGTGGGCGGTCGCTGAACCGCTGTTGACTGCGAGACAGAGACCATGACAGAGATAGACGCCGTTCGTGACTTAGCCGAGTTGTCACGGAGCGAGTTCGTCGCCACGGTCTTCGACATTCAGCCGACGGACTATCAGGCGGAGTTGTTAAACTACGGTAATGAAGTCGCACGGGCGCAGACGGCTCCGAAGAAGGGCCGGCAGGTTGGTGCGACACTCACGGCGGCCATGTGCGGCGCGAGTCACGCACTGCGACCAGCGAAGGCCCCAACGGACGTGTTGTTCACGGCCCCGAGTCAAGGCACGGCCAACGAGATGTTTCGGGAGTGCAAGAAACTATTCTGGAACAGCCCGTTTTCGCTTGACGAGTTCGGTGTCAAGACTGAAAACAAAGAGACGTGGGAACTCTCGGGTGGCGTGCGGATTATGTCGCGGACGCTCGGGGACGTAGAGCAAACAGACAACTCGGGCAACCGAGGGATGAACCCAACGTGTGTGGTCGTTGACGAGGCTGATTACACGAAGGATGCTGTGTACACCGAGGAAATCCGGCCGTTTTTCATCACGCACGAGAGTTACGAGTTCCACCTCTTCAGCACACCGAGCAATCCCGGTGGGTACTTTCACGACAAGGTTGAGAACATCGGCAAGCGTGACGTAGCGGACGCCAAAGCCGAAGATATGGGCTGGTATAGTCCTTATTGGCCCACTGACATCAGCCCTTACGCACAAGACGACGAGATTGAGAACGCACGGCAGGAACTCACTGAAGACGAGTTCGCACAGGAGTACCGTGGTGAGTTCCGGAGTGGTGGCGGGCTTATCGCGCCAGATGTTGTCGGCACGTGTGTCAAACCCGACCGCGAGTTCAACAGTGGCCTTCGGTTCCTTGGGGTTGACGTTGCTGGGAGTGGTGACGACCGGCTTGTGATCTACGACCTTGACGAGTATGGCGTCACGCGGAACATTTGGTCGCGGCGAGAGGTGTCCGGCCCGGAGTTCCTCGACTTACTCACTGACATCGTGACGGGTGTGCCACCTGAGCCTGAGAGTGGGCAAGGTAATACCACCGAGTACGAGTCTGTCGTTGTGGAACGGAACGGGATCGGCGAGTTCGGTGCCGACTTCGCCGAGCGTGAACTCGGGGATGTTATCACGCCGATTTCCAGTAGCGCCGAAAGCAAACACACACTGTACAAGCGCCTTGTGCGCGACCTAGAGGCGGGGAACATCGCACTCCCACCGCACAGTCGCCTCAAGCGTGAATTGACGAGCTTGCAGAAGACAACCACGCCGACAGGGTACTGGAAAGTGTCACACCCGGACGGGGGCCATGACGACTATCCGGACGCCCTTATGTTGGCGAACGCGGCGCGACAAGACCTTGCGAGTGAGTTCCGCCGTGACATCAAACAGGGGAACACGGTGCGAGAGAGGAAGTCGAGAACGCGGATGCTGAAGGGATAACATGAGTCTGCGACATACCCGCGCGAAGATGGAAGCGTTGGAGCAGCAACTGGAACAGCCACCGGAGACAGTCACGCGGAACAGCCGTGTTGACATCGTCGCTGGCGGCATTGACGAGATAGACCCGCCGGAGGAGCTGGACGAGTTTGCCGAGCAGGCGCGAACGACTGGCCCGGTGCGGAAGAACCTCCGGCAGTGGTGCAACGACGTTGTGGAGCCCGGCTATCGGGTGGAGGCGGAGTCAGAAGCGACGGAAGCGTTCTTCATGGGTGGCGACGCCGCGCCGGAAGAGACACCGGACGGGGGCTTCCTAGAGAACGCGGCTATCTTCGCAGGCGAGCGTGAAACGGACTTCTACGACTTCCTCAAGGAGACCGTCTGGCAGCGGTGGGTCCGCGGGACGATCCTCGTGGAACTGCTCAAGAACGACCGCGACGACGCGGAGAGTGAGATTACGGGCTTCTACCACATTCGGCCGGAGACCGTCTATCCACAAGTTCTGAACAACACCAACATCCTGTTGCCGCCGGACCAAGAGGACTTACCGCCGGACATCAGCGAGGGTGATTACGAGACAACGCCGCGCGGTGAGGTGGCGGCCTACATCCAGTTTGACGACGAGAGTATCCTCGGCGTGCGTCGGCAGGGCTTCGGCGACGCGACGGAGGTGCCGCTGAGCCAGAACGACGTAATGAAGCAGACGCTTGAGCCAGACATCGGCAGTGACTTCGGCACTGACGGCGGTGAAGGCGTCTTCGGCACGTCAATCATTGAGGGTATCTCTGATGACATTGCCGAGTACAAGCAAATCAAGCGCGACAGAGCCGAGGCTATATCTCGCAAAGCGTATGGCATCTGGACGATGCAGTTCGCCGACCGCGTGCTGGATTTGGGCAACCAGAAAGAAGTTGTCCGGTGGGGCGAGAACCAGATCCGGGACACCGAGCGCGAGCTGAACAACCTCGGCAAGGGGGACGTACTCACTTCGGACGCACAGATTGACCTCGAACGACACGACGGCGAGGTGCCGGATTTGAACGAAGTGCTGAGCCAGTACATCAGCATCATGCTGGCACCGCTCCCGGCACCGAAGTATATGATCGGTTTCGCCGAGGGCATCAACCGCGACGTGACGGAAGAGCAGAAGGAAGCGTATCACGACTTAGTGTCTGAGGAGCGTCGCTATCAAGAGAAGAAGTGGACGGCAGTGCTCAAAGAGGTTGCCCGGCGCTGGGGACTGGACGCGAGCGGGTTGCAGTTGAAGATCAAGCCCGAGAAAGAGGAGAACCCCGTCAAGAGTCTGTCCACCGACGAGATCGAGCGGATGAACACCTACGTCGCCACACTCAATCAGGCGGCGGGGCCGGCAGCAGCCCCGACAAGCCTTGTGAGTTCCGAGCAGTTGCTAGAGGTACTTGACTTCCCGACTGAGGAAGTGGACGACCCGGAGCAGATTGCTGACGACATGGCCGAACAGGCTGAGGAGAATCCCGAAGCCATGCGGGAGACGTGGAACGACATCATGCTGGAAAGCATGGCGACCCGGTTCTCCGAGGGTGACGTGGTGCAGACGCCACAGGGGCGCGGCGTTATCACCGGCGTGTTCACCGAGAGTCCGACCGAGGATGTTGAGGCGTCGGAGGGTAGCCCGACGTATGCCGTCGCGTTGATGGACGCACGGGTCGGCCACGAGTTCTACAGTGCCAGTGAACTCGACGGCGACGCGGAACTCCCCGAGGGTGGCCCGGAGAGTCCGACAGACGACGTTGAAGCGATGTGGAACATTATCAACGCCACCGAAGGGCAGACGGAAGCGCTCGACTTCACGCCGCCAGAGAGTTGGCGTGAGTCCGACATTGGCCCGCGGGCAGTCGCACTGAAGGCGTGGGCTGGGATGAACGGGCAGTTTGACTGTGGCGGTGCGTGTTGCAAGGGCGAGATGCGGCCAAAGCTCGGCGACCGCGGGAGCGATGAGTTCTGTGCATCATTTAAAGACTACATCCTTGGCACTGACGAGTGGCGTGGCTGGGGTGACTGATGTCAGTCGAGTGCTTGAGTCCGTACACGCGAGATAGCCCGAGCGGGCCAACAGGCACGGACGACATTCAAACGCGGTTTGCACAACGCCTACGTGGTGTGCTTGGGAGAATCAACGCCCGCATTCGGGAGGCAGTTGACGAAGACGACTTGTTCAACCTACGCGCCGAGAGTCTCGCAGTTGACGATCTCCCCGAGCAGGTATTCGACTTCCCGACGGACGCTAGGAAGGTGCGCGGGTTCCTACGGTGGCTGCGTGACCAACTTGACGGTGAGTTTCTAACCATCGTCGGGCCGGATCGGAACGAGTTCCTCCGGCAGGCATACGCGGCAGGGATTGAGAACGCCAACAGCCAACTGAAAGGGTTGAACGTCAGTTTCGAGTCGGCGGACCTAGACGACGTTCTCTCACGGCCGATTCACCGGAGTGCGTTGCAGACGCTGTTCACCCGGACGTTCGAGAACCTGCAGAGCGTCCGCGACGACGTTGCCCAAGCCGTCCGAGACGAGCTCGTCGACGGGCTGACTGCTGGCGCGAACCCGCGAGACATCGGACGCAGTCTCACGGACAGGGTGGACAGCATCGGTAAGCATCGAGCGACCATGATAGCGCGCTCGGAGACGATCAACGCTCACAGTGAAGCAACGTTGACCCGCGCCGACGAGATCAGCGAGCGGGCGGAGACGAACATCACTGCCAGACACGGCGAGTGGCAGGACAGCCGCGACAGTCGTGTGTGTCCGTTCTGCCGGCGACTTGACGGCACGGAACTCACGACGAACGAAATGCGGACCACGGGCGTGCGTTTTCGTGGGCAAGTGTACCGACTGAAGCCACCAGCCCACCCGAACGGCAGGTGTCGGATCAAACTCCGGTTAGGAGAAGCGCCGACCACGCCACTCCGGGAGCGGTTAGACAGTGAGATAACCCTACTATGACACAATCACAGAAAGGTTATCAGGAGTTGAATAGTCGGCTCCTTCACGCCACTATCAACGGCGACAAGTACGTTGCCGGGCATTTCTTCGAGGGGCTAGGCAGCGGCGTGAACGCTAACCTGTTCCTGAGTAACCCAGCAGACTCAGGAAAGGCAATCGTCACGAACCCGCCGGTGATTACCTCGGGGAAGCGCGTGGACACGCGGCTTGACTTCAACCCGACACAAGACACAGCCGGGACCGACGCGGAGGTGAAGAACCGCCGGTCGGATCAAAACAACAGCAGTGTGCTGTCTGCCGAATTCGGCGGGAGTTACACGTTGAACGACCCGTTTGACGATATTCCGGTTGGGGCAAGTAATAGAAACACATACGCGCCGACCGACGAAGACGAGGCGTTCTGTCTCGTGCCCGGCGACTCGGTGCTACTGCAAGCGACCACGGCTAGCAATGACACCGATCTTCGACTCGCAATCAACTACACCCAACTTCCTGAGGGTGTGCTATGAGTGAGGAACGGGTTGACACTGGTACGGCCGCCCTTACCGTTGACAGTGGCGACGTGCCGGTTGAAGTCTCCGGCATTGCCATTGGCGAGGGTGACGTGACCATCGGCGGAAGTGGTAAGGAGACGTACTGGCCCCGTGAGACGCTGCAAGAGGCGGCCGAAGGGCTTGAGGGCCAACCGATTGCCACGAGTCAGAACCACACGGCAGACGGCGCGAAGGCCATGACGCCGAGTGAAGCCGTGATCGGTGAAGTAACCGAAGCGGCATACCAACCCGGCACGGGGGTCGTTTTCAAGGGCGAGGTTGACGATCCGGACATTGCCCGGAGCATTGAGAACGGTCGCCTTGAGGTGAGTCCACTCGTTGCTCGGGATACCGAACCGTTGCAGGAGGGGCCGGCGGAGTTCAAAGCGACGGAAATCCACCGGTGGCGCGATCTTGCC